GTGCTAAACGATACCAAAATAAAAGCCTTAAAAGCTAAAGACAAAAAATACTATATTGCTGATTTTGACAACCTACTTCTTTGTATTTATCCGAGCGGTAAGAAAACTTTTATATTTAATTATAAATGTCCTAAAACTTTAAGATACAAAAGAATAACTCTAGGAGAATACCCTACTCTCAATCTTGCTAACGCTAGAAAACAAAGAGATAATCTAAAAGTAAATTTAGCTGAAAATGACAGTATAAGAGAAAAGTATGAAATAACATTTAAAGAATTAGCATTGGAAAAAATGGATCTTAAAAAACTTGAATTAAGCGAAAAAACCTACAAAAGCTATATGAGTTATTTACAAAGATTTGCTTTTGGAATTTATGGAGAAATTATATTAGATAAACTGCAAATCAAGGATATTTTAAAAAGTTTTGAAAAATTTAGAAAAGAAAATATAAGAGAAGGTGCCGATAAGTTCTTTACTCTTTTAAATGAAATTTTTAGACATGGTGTTATAAAAGAATATATTAAAAGTAACCCCATGGCAAATCTAAATAGAAAAGAATTGCTTATAAATAAAGCGAGTAAAAATCATGCCACCTTGTTGGAAACTAAAGAAATTAAAGCATTAGTAGATAATATAATTGATTACAAGGGATATATTAGTGTAAAAATTGCAGCAATGTTTTCTTTATTAACTGCACAAAGAAGCTTTAGTATAAGAAGTGCAAAATGGGAAGATATTGATTTGGATAATGGCGTTTGGTATATACCGCAAGAAGATATGAAGATGAAAAGAGCACATACTATACCTTTAAATTCTCAATGTGTATATATGCTTAAAAAATACAAAGAGATGAGTATTAATACGGATTATTTATTTTATAGTTTAAGAAGTAAAAGTGAAATTATAAGCGATAACACAATTAGATCCATGTTTAGAAGAATGGGCTACTCTAATGATGATTTTACACCTCATGGCTTTCGTGCTATGTTTAGCACCCTAGCCCATGAAAATAGAAATAAACACCAAATGAGTAGCGATATTATAGAATTGTGTTTAGCGCATGTAGAAAAAAATAAGATTAAATCTGCGTATAACCATGCTTTAAATTTAAAGGAAAAAGCTATCCTTATGCAGTGGTGGGGAGATTATCTTGATGAGATTGCTGATCTAAATCAACAAGTCCGAAATATTTTTTTATAAAATTTTCAATATCATGCTTAGGATACAATCCTGAGCAATTTCTATGTTGTTTAAACTCTCTAAATTTGCCTTGTTTGGCGTATTTGTGAACTATAGGCTCTTTTACTTTTAAAAGATTTGCAACTTCTTTTCTTGTGTAATAATCTCCGATATCTAATCTAATCATTTTCAACTCCTAATCTTTTATCTATAATTTCAAAAATAGTATCCTTGTAATAATTCCAAAGCCATTTCTGTTCTTCATCTTCTAAATCATCAACGCTTAAATTACGCCATTCTTTTATTGTTTTAGTATCACACCCTAAATTCATCATGGTTTTTGTAAAAGTCATAACATAGGTATCAACAACAACACTAAAGATATTTTTCATATCTCCTATACAATCCCTAAGATCTACATTTTCAAATATACAATTTTCAAATTCTGTTCTTAAAAAATTACAAAAATGAAAACTTGCTCCACTAAAATTACAATCTATAAAAGATGCATTCTTACTTGAAATATCATTTAAATTAGAATTTTTAAAACTAGCTCCATTTATAAATGCATTATCAAAATCTAATCCACTTAAATTTATATTTTCTAAGTTTGCATTATTTAAAGAAATCCCTTCTAAAATACAATACTCAACTAATTCTTTTTCACTTTTCCTATCATTTTCGATAATGATAGTTTTATCTAATCTTTTTAAAATTCCCATTTTAACTCCTTAATTCTTTTTTCTAAAAGCTCAATTTTTTTAATATTTAATTCCAAGATTTTAATATTTAATTCTAATGTTTTTTTTGTTTTGTTCTAAAAGCTCAACTTGTGCTTTTTGATATTTATAGTTAAAAAACATCAGAATGAAAAATAATATAAAAAGTAAAACTAAGATGATATTTAACATTTTATAAACTGTAACTTTTATAATCAGCTTTATACCATTTTCTAATATAATAATCTTCATAATCTCCATTATTATCTTCGATTTTTATGCACCAAAAATCACTACCTTCTTTGTCTAAAAAATATTTATTTGGCACATTTGTTAATTTAAAATCATTAATTGCTAAATCAAAAGCCTCTCTTTCACAATAAGCTCCTATTTTTTCGACAAATCTATTTAATCTCTCATCATAAAACCCTGTACGACTTTCAATCTCTTTAATTTTTTCTAGCATACATTTATAGAAGCCAAAACCTAAGTTTTTAACTAAAATCTCTATCTCAACAATTAATAAATATTCAAAATCTTCATCTTTGCTATTATTATAAACTGTCTTATTATTGTGTTCTGTAAAATAGCTTGTAAAATGGTCAATCAAATGAATCATACCTGCTCTTTTTATATTTGAAATTTCTCCAAATTTAAAATCAAAAGCATTAAAGAAAAATACTGCAATATCACACAAAGCGTCAATTTTTTCTAAGTCATTCTTAGCTCTAAAATACTCGCTTACTTTTTCAAAAACATTACCTAAAAATTCTTCTCTTTGATTTTCATAGGTTAAATGTCTTTCTTCACAGCACTTAGATAATTTTTCTTTAATTTCATTAAATTGTATTTCTGTCATTTTCCTTCCTTTAATAAATCCGCATTTTCATGAATATTACCTATGATTTCGATATTTGCAATATCTTTCATAAAGCATTGAAGTTCTTTATTTTTCAATATTCTAAAACCAAGAAAATTATCAATTCCTACACAACCTATGCTTACTTTTTTAGGTAATTTTTTAATCATACCTTTATCCAGAAGCTCATGTTTAAATATATAAACATATTTAATAACATCCCCTTCATAAATCTTATTTCCGTTCTTATCAAAATAACCAGTCCATAGCTCGATTTCATAATCTATAGTAGGTTTTTCATAGGTTAATTGATTAAATACGCTAGTTATAAAACCTAACGACTCTATTATACTTCCTGCTTCATAGGTTTTAGAATTATTGTTCCATATCCTGAAATCAAAATTTTGTAGTTTCATTATCTCTCCATACCCTATAACAATACTAACTTTATAAGTTCGCTAATTTCCATTGTTTACCCTCTTCTAACAGTTCTGGATTTTCGTGAATATTGCCAACAACACTCATGTTTTTATCTGAAACAAACATTTTTAACAAATTGATACCACCAGTATTTCTTTTTCTGTAAAGGTTTCCATTATAGTCTTTACCATAAAGGATTATTTCAGACATTTTATAAGTGTCATCTCTAGTAATATAAAAAATCTCTTCAGTCAGTTCATTCATGAGAATATCATTTTCATAGATTTTATTTCCATTTTTATCATAAAGTCCTGTAAATAATTCTATCTCATAATTACATGATGTAAAGTCTTTAACTTTACAATATTCATCATAGTCTCCACCGTAATAATTGCTTTCGTAACTATGTTCTATAGTAAGAACATAGTTTTCATCATCAACATTTCCTGTAACTGCAATATACTCATTATTGTTTATATTATCATTGTATATTTTCTGTTTTAAATATTTTTTACCATCCCAAATCCTAAAATCAAAATCTTTTAATTTCACTGTTTCTCCTTTGTATAATTATTTATTTATCCATAGAACTAAAAACCAAAATAACATAAATTGTCCCAAAAACTTTTGGCTTAATTGTTAATGTTCCATAATTCATTTTAATTCTCCGATTTATAATTTATGAAATTGCGTGAAATAAATACCAGTAGCTTTTAAATCTTTTTTTATTTGATTAGAAATAAGATGATAAACAACTTCAAAATCTGTTTTTTTCCAAAAATATCTACTATAATCTACTAAACAACTGCCTGTTATAATTTTATCCTCTTTATTTGCCTTATAACTACAAAAATAATAAACATTGACTTTAAATAAATCTAATATTTTCATTTTAGCAACTCCGCGTTTTCGTGGATATTGCCGATGATTTCAACACAGTCCTTTATGTAACATATTCCTAAAAAGGTTACACAATACTCATGAGAAGCTTTCCTATTTATAACCTTAAATATCCCATTATGGTATTGGACAAAGCCCTTTTCTACTTTATTGTAGTCTAGTTGTATACGGAGTATGTCACCTTCATATATCTTTGTATCATTTTTGTCATGGAATCCTGTAAAGAGTTCCACCTCAACATCAGCACTATCACCATACTGATACAATGGGTAATCATGTCCACTACAATCATCTGCGACATCTAGAGCTTTTTCATAGCTGTCTAAGCCCTTCTCATCCTTAACTATAGCAAGGTAAGTGTTCTTAGGTTGTAAATACTCCTCAATATTGTAACTCCAAATCCTAAAATCAAAATCACTTAGTTTCATTTTTAACTCCTTAATATTTTTTCCATTTTTCTTCGCATTTTTCATAATTTTTCCAATAATTAAGCTCTTTTTCAAGCTTATTTAAAACAGCTTCAAACACTAAATTTTTACCTATTTTTTCAGCAAATAAACTCATTTCCCATTCTTTTATGCAAAGAATTCCATAATCTTTTGCTAAGATTTTTCTAAGCTCTAACAATTCTTTTTGACTAAGCTTTCTTTTAAAACTCAACTTATTTTTATTTTCTAAGTCGTATTTAAGGGCTTTAATTTTATTCTCATAATGTTCCTTTTGTTGTGCTAATTGTGATTTGTAGCCGATTTTTTGATGATGATTTAAAGAATTAAGCCTTAGATTTTCATCGCTTAGGGTTTTAAATCTAGCTTTTTCTCGTTCTTGTTCTAGACTTCTAAGCTTTTCTTTCATTTGATAAAAAGCAAAAACTAAAACTTTTTTAGCATTTCTAACACTTTCGCTATTTTTCATATAAGTTAAAAGTAATGTTGCTTGTTGTTCGTTTAAGAAATAAATCTTTTTGTTAGTCTTTGCTATTTTTTGAAGTTCAAAGCCTAGTTCCCCAAAACATTCTAAATCTTGCTTGTAATTTCTTATAAGTCTTTGTATGGAATTTATATCTACTTTAGATATTGTAGAAATTTTATTTTGGTCTGTAACTAAACCGCCATTTAAAGAATAAACTAAATCATTCATAATATAATCCTTTTTCAATGTTTAATTATTGAAATAATACTATATTAATAATGATTTGTCAATACTATTTAATTATTTTTTCATAAAAATAATAATGATGTAGCATTGAAATTAGATTAACGCTCGGATTTTAAATCCGTTCGTTTTTAATATCATCAATAAAAAGATACATTATATACTGGTTTAAAGACACTCCAGCTTTTTCAGCTTTTTTTTCTAGTTTGTCTTTTAGCTCATTTGGAATTTTAATCTGTAAATTATAACTCCCCTTACTTTCTTTCTCTTCTGCCATATTACTCCTTTCTTTAAATAAATTTATAAATAATAAAAGCTAATGCTATTATAATCAACCACATGTATATTCTATCGTAATTATTTTTTATAAAAAATACATATTTGTTTTTCTTTTTTAATAACTCCCTTTCTCTATCCAAAGCTTCAAAATATAATTTATCATTTTCTTCCTCGTAAATTTCTATTTCTTGTTTTAATTTGTTGTTTTCTTCTATTAGTCTATTATTTTCATTTTCATAATCTTTTATCTCTTCCTCTATTTCTTGTAATGTTTTATTCATACTTATGCCTTTTATTAATCTTTTTGAGCAATAAGTCTCTTTTGTTTAGCAATTCTTCATTTTCTTTTCTTAGTTCTTCGTTTTCTTTTTTAATAATTTCTAATTTGCTTAATGCCTTTTTCTCTTTAGATGGCATAAAAAAGGCAATAATATAAATTGGACTCAATAATAAGTGCAATAATATTTCAAACAAAAAACTTATAATTCCAATAGGTATCATTAACAAACATCCTAAAAGACTATCAGCTTCTCTTTTATATCCAAGAATAGCTAAAAGTATCAAAAATAAAAGTATTGCTATAATTACTTCAATCATTTTTAAATATTTCTTTTCTATATTTTTCTAAGTTTTGCATTAATTCTCCTTTATTTAAATAAACTTTTTTCTTGTGTATAACTTGGCTCAATAATGCCTTTGATATCTTCTAAAAAATATTCATTTTCTAAAACTTCCAAATCTTTGCTAATATAGGTTTTAGAAATTAAAACGCCTTTTATCTTATCCCCGTAAGATAGTTTTATACTTCTGTCTTTGAGTTTGTTTTTAAAATTTTCATCATTGATTTTAACTTTTATAACCTTGTCGTTAATAATTTCCCATTTACTTTCTCCGGTTAAATCTGGCTTTTTTATTATAAACGCACCTTGCATTTTACTTATTTGCTCCTTAACTCCATCAGCTGTTTTTGGGTTATAATCAAATGTTTCACTTATTCCATATACTTTTTCTTCAAATATTATCATAGGTTTATGTTTAAACTCCTTTGCTTTATGTGTTAGATCTGATACACAGGTTAATAGATTGGTTTCATTATTGTTGTATCCAAAATCTTTTAAGTCGCTTTTTTCTATAATGTTTTTATATTCTTTTGGAATATCTTGGCATTTTTTATCTTGTATTTTCTCTAAAATCATTTTTTTAGATTTTATAAGCAAATCAGCAAGTAATTCTCTCGGATTGCTAATATAATGTTTTATATCATCATCGCTTATTTTGTTAAGTTTTTCAGCAATCCATATTCTTATAGAGCCTTTTTCTATAGATTTAATTTGAATATTTATATCAATTTCTATACCAAAAACAGATACTAATGAATTATTCAACTTATCAATACTTAGTAAAAAATCTGTAATTTTTTGGAAAAATAATGTAGCATTTTCTTCATTAAAATATTCAAATCTTAACTCATAAGTTTGTTCTGACATGTATTTCTTTCTTTATTTAATAATTATTCTTTTATTATTTTATCAAAATTTTACTTAATCAAATAGACTTCTTTCTATATGTTTAAACATAATTTCATTAGCACTTTTAAAAAAGTCTTTTTTAATCTCAAAGCCATAAGCTTTGCGGTTTAAATTTGTAGCTGCTAAAAGAGTACTTCCGCTTCCAGCACATGGATCTATAACAACATCACCTGCATCTGTAAAAATACTAATTAATCTTTCTAAAAGTTTTATAGGCTTTTGTGTGGGATGTACTTTAGGAATACCTTCATCTTTTTGCCAATCCATGCAGTTATAAATCATCTTTCCATCATTGTTAAATTTTGGAAGTTTTTCACGATATAAGATTAAAGCATATTCACAATTTCCAACTATTTTCATATTTGCTTTTAAAACTTTAGATGAGCTTTGTTTTCTAAAAACCAAATTTATATAATGATTAAAGCCATATTTTTTAGCTACTTCAATTAACATTGCTTGTTGTTCAAAAGAGCAAAAAACAATCATGCAAGGACTTTTACCGCATTCTTTAGGTTCTTTTATAAGCATTTTTGAGCAAAAGTGCATAAATTCGCTAACTCTAAAATCATTATCTGTATCAAAAAACGCCTTGTTTGCTTTTTTGCTTTCTCCATTTTTATTATCCCCATTTATATACCATTCAGGAGATGAAGCATAAGCATTGTTGCCTAAATTATAAGGAATATCAGCTATTACAAGCTGTGCTTTTGGTATATTATATCTTTTAAAATTTTGAAAATGGTCGTTATATAAATTTGGTTTCATTTTTACCCCTTAGAAATTTTAAAACATCTTCAAAAGCCTTTACAATAAGCTTTTCTTCATTAAAAAAGTTTTTCCTATGAGGCTTACTTTTATAAATTAGAAAAGCTTTTTCAAGATCTTCTTTTCTTATATGGTTTTTCCCATTTATTTTTTCAATTGCAAACCCATTGCTTCTTAAAAAATGACAAAAACAACTTCTCCTCTCGCTAAATGGTATGATTTTTACAATTTCAAGATAATTAGAACGGCAAACTTTCATCATCATCTCCTATTTCGATATATTTTTCATTGTTATTGTTTTTTACTTCATTTCCATAAGGATTATAGCTTTGATTTTCTTTTGGAATAAATGATTTATTATTATCATTATTTAAAGGCTTATGCCTTGCTTTAAAAGATTTTATAGATAAAGGCTCTTTATTATTTTGAAACTCATCCATGTTTTGCATTTTTTCATTAAAAATTCTATCAAGAAAGATTTTGTTAGCAAGCTCTCCATTTTTACTTAAATATTCTTCTGTTCCAAAACCTAAAACTAAAAGTTTATTAACTAAAGAATTTAGATAAATAACTTCAGTCTGCACTCCAAAAACATTCTCATTTCCCTTTACGCTAAAATCAAGTTCATCAATTCCAAAGAATTTCATAATAGCGTTTAATTGTCTAAATCCTAAATAATTTTCTTTTTCTCCATTTTTATTGATATAGCTAAAATCGTTATTTTTAGCTACAAAAAGATTAAAAATAGCTAGTTTTTGCTCTTTTCTAATTAAAAATTCAAAACAAATAAAAGTATTATTGCTTCCATCACTTGCCAATTTATCATATAAAAAGGCTTTGCGGAAAACTCCGCTATAAAGCCCACCTTCACTTAAATACTCTACGCTTGGCGAATAATTTGCCACTTCAAAACTTGCCTTAAATGCTGGTAACATTATAATTCTCCTTTTAATTGTGTTAAAAATTCATCTTTATTACTTAGAACTTCTTGTATTTTTTCACTTGTAAATAAAGAATGTTTTTTTATAAAACTGTTTTGCTCTTGGGTGTTTAAACCATTATCACTCATAAATTTTCTAAGTTCAGCACCTAAAGCTTTTATCTCTTTTGCTTTATTTTCTAAGGCTATTTTTTCATCACTACCCCAAACTTTTAAATCTTCATTTGGATTTAAAAATCGCTTTTCCTTTATTGTTTCTAATTCACTCTCATCAAGCATTCCAAGTCCGCAAATGCTTAAGGTTACACGCCTTTTTGCTTTTGTGATAGCTTTCATTATTGCGTTTGCTAAATTATCGCCACCTAAATTTTTAATATTTAAAGCACCTGTATCGCAATCAGTTCTTCCATCTGGTGTTGCTGCGTAGGCTGTAACCATATAAATATCGCCAACTTGTGCCACTTCTGTTTTTGTAATACTTACTTTTCTTATTTGTCTTAGCTGATCTGTTGCTGATTTGTTTGCGTATAAAGTAAGTTTTCCGTTTAATACTATGTATTCAAAAGGCTTTGTAAGCATGTTTAAACCTAAACTTTCACAAAGATTTTTAACATAACTCGCTCGTTCTACATCACTAAGTTTTGATAAATCACCTTTTACCAAAGCCAACTCATAAGGATTAAAATTTATTTCTAATTTATTTTCTTCTTTTAATACAACTTCATTACTCATTTTATGCTCCTTTTTTGATTTTTAAACACATTGAAATACTTTCTTTATAAAACTCTTTAGGCACAGTAATATTTTTTTGCTCTAAAAAGCCCTTATAATCAATTGTAGTTCTACTTTGCGGATAAATTGTAATATCCAAACATCTTGCTTTTTCTCCATTTGCTAAGGCTATGAGTTCTTTTTTAAGACTTTCTAGCTTTTCTTTAATAGGTTTAATCGTGTTTTCAAGCCTTATAATTTCAATCGTTAGATTTTTTGCTTTAGTATCTTCAAGCTCTTTATATTCACTTTTTTGATCTATGATATAATCTAATATAAATTGCTTTATATTTTTAACCAACCATTCTTGATAAGCTTCATCTTTTGAAACTTCGCACTCTACAATCTCTTCTTCTTTATTCATGGCTACAAAAATGCATTTTTCTTTACCACTGATATAGAGTTGAAATTGCACTTGAGCGTAGTATTTATCACTTGGCTTTTTATTTCTTTTGATAAAATCATACTCATCTTGCGAATATTTAAACTCATAAATAACGCCGTTTTCATCCATTCCATCTAAACTTGCTATAAACATTTCATTTTCTAGACTTTGCAAAACTACAGGAGTGATACTCACAGAATGTAAAAACTCAACTCTAGCTCTAATCAAAGCTTCATAGTTATTGCCTTTTTTCATAGCTTCATTTTGATAAACTTCTTTAAGTCCTAAGATAATATCCCTTGCTTCTTCTTTAGAATTAAAAGCACCTTTGATACCTACGCAAGATGCTACCATCGATGCACCTATTTTTCCTTTTCTAAAATCTAGCCATTCAGGGCTACCTTGTTCTAAGTCGATTATTTTATACTGCATGATTAATTCCTTCTAATAATAAATTTGCGATTTTAATTTGTCCTTTGCCTGTGATTTTCGTTGTGCTTACTAATCTATCTCCATTTATTGTGCTGATAGTTGTTTCACTTACTTTAAAAAGCCCTTGCTCTATGCATTTTTGATAAGGTTTGTTATCACTCATTAAAAAGCCATTATCCCTTAAAAAAGCAAAAAGTCTTTTTTCTCCGATTTCAATTTTATTTTTTTCATAAAGTATTTTTGCGAAATCTCTTATTAAAATAGCATCATTAGTATCTTTTATACGATTTGCAAAGTGAATAAGTGGTGCGTTTTCTTTGGCTTCATTTTTTAAATTTACATTTTCAATTTGAAGCTTTTCATTTCTCTCTAAAAGTTCTAATTGCATTTGCAAACTTTCTTTTAATGAAAGCGGTTTATAACTTTGTTTTTTAAGCTCATTTTCTAAGTATTCTAATCTATCGATTATCTTTGCTCTTAGCTCAACACTATATCCACTCACTAAAATCAATACTTCTCTTTTTGGTAAGCGGTAACACTTGTAAAACTGCTTATTTTGTGGGTTTTGGTAGGTGTCTTCAAATTTGAAGACACCCCCTTCAACCACTTTTTCTAAGTAAGTTTCTATATCTCTTATAACATTAAAATGCTCCTTGCCTGTAAGCTCTGCTATCTCTAAAGAAGTTAAGCTTATTTCTTTGTTTTCATCTTTTTTAAACAGCTCTAAATTCATTTTTCATCTCCTTTTAATAATTTTAAAATTTTTTTATCTCTAGCCTTGTTATTTTGAATATAATTATCAAGGCAACAAAATATACTGAAAGCAAATTCCAATACTTCAAAATTGCTTAAATCCTTTTTTCCTTTAGTCGCTTTTGCTAAACATTCTAAAAACTTTTCTTCTTGGCTCATTGGTATCCTTTTGTAATTTTTTGTATTCTTAAGAATTACAAAATTATATAAAATTATTTTTGTATTGTCAAGTAATACAATGTATGCTTTACAAAAAAAACTTTTTTTTGTAAAATTACAATAAATTACAAAAAAAGGTAAATTAATGGAAGAAAATCAAAAAAATAATAAATCCGAAATAATATCAGTAAGACTTGATACCTTGACAAAAGAAAAGCTTGCTTTTATATGCGAACTTGAGTATCGCCCTATGGCCCTGCAAATAAGAAAAATCATTGAAGATTATATAAAAGATTATGAACGAAAATTCAATCTTACAAATAGAGAAGATTACCCTGGATATTTTCCTTGGTAGTTTTTAACATAATCGCTTAAAATTTTAACTATTTGAGTTGCTAAAGGGCGGTATTCTTTATCTGCTATTTTTTGCAACTCTTCTTTTAATTCTAATGGAATTCTTATACTTAGCGGTTTTGTTTGTTTTTTCATAATTCTTTATCCTTTAATCTTTTTACTTCTTTAATAGCCTTATCATCATTTTTAAAAACGCCTATAAGCCCTAAAGCATCAAGTATTTTTATACGAAAATTACTAAGTTTTACATTGATTTCAATTTCTTCTTCTAGTTTCAATGAAATTTCATTTATAGCAGTATCTTTTAATGCTATAATGCTTTTTAGCCTTTGAACTTCTTTTTCTAAATATCTTATTTTTTCATTTTTTTTACTATTTAGGAACATAGTTTCGACCTTTCTTTTATATAAAGAAGCTCATAAATTTTATTTTGCAAAGAACTAATTTCTTTTATATTTTTCATATTTGCTTCTATTTGATCTTTTAACTCTTTTAAAAGTTCTATTTTTTCATTTTCAAGATTAGAAATTTCAGTTTTTAAAGATTTATTTTCATCTTTTAAAGACTTATTTAGCTTCATTTCTTTTCGATATTCATCTTTGCTAAGTTTAATGATGACTTGTTCTTTTGTATGATAAGCTTTCATTTTTTCTCCTTTTAGATTAATGCTTAAAAGGGACAACTGAGTTCCTTAGAATAGGAAATAAAACAAAAAGGTAAATTCTCAAGTAGTTAATTTGTAAAAGTTGCCCCATTTAAGCATTAAAGGAGCTTAAGAAAAGCCGAGCAAATCTTGCAAGCTTTCTTAAACTCTTGATTTTCTGTCGTTTTTAAAGTGCAAGAAAACCTTAAAAATAGCACTATAAACAATAATAGCGAGCCAAGTTTATGGATAACTTGCTAACCCTTCCGCTATACAGAACTATCAACGCAATAGTAAAGCTTAATTTTCAAGCGGTCAAAAGCTTAAGAAAGCCCTTTTTTAAAGGACTTGTTAAACTTTTAAAAAAGCTTTTTGCAGTGTTTTTCGAATTTTCTAACTCTATCTAAAAGCTCATAAGCATTTCTTATAAATTCATCTCCATAAGCCTGTAAGGATATTGCTATTTCTTCATCATCTTCTAAGCTTATTTCCAAAGAGTTTTTAAAATCTTGCAAGTTTGCAAATATATTTTCTAAATTCTCTTTGCTTTCAAACTCATTTGCAATTAATTCTTTTGTTTGGTTATAAATTCTTTTTTCTTCTCTATCAAAATAAAAATCTGTAAAACTCATTTTTTATCCTTTTTGTTTTGTTGATAAAAGTATATAATAAAGAAACTTAATTAAAATTTAATTTAGTATATTAATTAGAAACTTTTTTAAAAAATATTTGTGATATAATTTTTAAGAATAAATAAAAATAAGGATTTTAAATAATGTTAAAAAGATTAATGGCTGTTTTATTTTTTTTAAGTTTAGTGGTTTTTATTTCTATTCTAATGATAAAAGATGATAAATATAGTAAAATTCAATATGAAAGAGAAAAATTTATATATGAAGATTTTGAAAAATATACCCAAGAACTTAAAAGTAATTATTATATATTAACAAATAAAATACCACAGATTATAGGAGATTTAATAGAAGGTGAAACCAAACATCTTCTATTAGCTGGTAATAATATTGTTGAATTAAAGTCAAAAAATGACTACATGGAAAATTTTGAGAGAACATGGGATAGACTTAATCTTTGGTGGAGATATGATAAAGTTGAAGCTTTTTTTGAAGCATGTTTTGCAACATTTATTTATTTGATTGCTTTGACTGTTTTGCAATTTATTTTAATTAAAACCACAAATCCATTCCATTTAATTTTTGAATTTAAAAAAATGTTTATTGTATCAATTTTAGTTTACTCTATATTAATTGGCTATGGATTAGTAACTTATGTAAATGCAGAATATGTAACACTTAAACCCGTTAGCGATAATTTAGAATTAGGTTATGTGCCTAGTAATTTTATAGAAGTAAGTGATTTAGAGATTTTTATTAAATATGTATTATTCTTTTCACCATTTGTTTTAAGCTTATTTTTTAGCATTTGGCTATATAAGTATAAAAAACCAAAAAAATCCTTAAAAACATTTTTAGAAAATTGGAAGGATTAATGCGATGGATATAAAAGGTTTATGGGGTATTGATAGTATAAGCAAAATAAAGATTAAAATTTGCCACAATTAACCTTATATTTTTTTATACTCTCATCTTCTACTTCATGATTTGGCACTTGATAACATTCTTTAAAATTCTCACCTTTTAAAATCTTAGTGTAAGAGCTTGGAATGGCAATTTGATTTCTTATTCTTTGTGGATTATTGTCATAATTAATCAAATTTAAAACTTCAATTTCTCCAAGCTTTAAAGCTACTTGTCTTTCTCTTTTTTCAATCTTATTCCATACTTTTTGATTGATTTGTGGATTTTGCGGAGTAATATTACTCATCAAAAAAGTGCTTCTTTGAGCTTGAGTTGTTTTTCTCATTGAAGCATTAGAAAGAGTGTGTCCCCTGTCGTAACCGCTGTTTTTATAATCACTCCATGTAGTGCGGTATTTTTTAGGTATATTTGTATCATCTTCAAAGCGTGGGCGTTTTTTGATTTGTTCGCCTTTTAGATTATCCGCTTCTAATTTATAAGCTACAGCTTTAGTGCCTTTATAATTATAATCATAACAATTTAGATAATAAAACTTATCTAAAACTTGTGAGCAGTTTTGTTTAGTAAAATACTTAGCAAAATCTTCACTTGGTTTGTATTGTGTGTACTTTGCAAAAGACAATGAGGTAAATAGCGCTAATAAAAATATCTTTTTAAGCATTTTTTTATATCCATTATCTTTTGTTTGTTTCTAATTATTTTTTATTAAAAAATAATTTCGTTTAGTTTGGGGTGTTTATCACTAAAAAATAATTTTGTTTTTTCTGCTTTCTCTTTTATATGTCCTATTGCTTTTAATGCTTTTATTATTTTGTCATCTTTCAAAGAACTACTTTGTGTATATTTATTCAATACCATATCGTTAAAAAAATACTGTTTATTTTTGTTTTTTAAAAAATCTATTAGAAATTTTTCTTTTATTTTTTTTATTCTATGCTCATCTAATTTAATAATTTTGCTTGTATTGGTTTGTATCAAAATATTTAAAAAAATATTAAATATTGTTGTTATATCTTCATTATTATTATCCAAATAATCAAAATTATTTAATATATCTATATATATATCAAAATAAATACAAAGTAATTTTTCGTTTTTTTCTATTTTTTGTATAGTATTTTTTATAGTTTGTATGAATAATTCTCTTGTTATTATATTATTTTTAATTAAAATCTTGCAAGTATCAGGATCTAAAAACAATATAATATCATTGCTGTTACGATTGAAAAAATCACTTTCAATATAATACTCATATGCAAATAATCTATTATTTATTATTTTCTTTTCATAGAAGTGGTTGAATATATCTGTAAAAGCTTCTACACCATATTTAAAATATACTTCAGCAATATTGATTTTAACTTTTCTTTCTTGTTTGTGGAAAATATGATACTTCATGCTATAAAAAAACTGTTTAAGCACATCTTTTCTTAAGTTTAAATCAATTTTATTTAATTCTTTTTTAATACAAGATATATGATATAAAAATTCAAAAAACTCGTTTAAATTTTTATATTTTACTATACCTACTATACCTACTATACTTAGTATACCTGGTATATCTACTATATTTTTCTCGGATGAAATTTTTTCAATTGTATCTTTTAAAAAATAATAGTTAAGATATATTTCTTTATACTTGTATATTTTTTTAGAAATTACTTCTTTTCCTTTTTTTGTGCTTATCAATAAAAAATTTTTTTTATCTTGATAGACGTTGACTAAATTGAGTATTTTTTTTAATTTATTTTTTGAAATTTTATTTAATTCATCTATTACGATTATATTTGTTTGATCTTCTATAATATTTTTTTTAATTTCTTCAAAAGTAGATATTAAAGAATTAATATAACTATTTTCCTGATATTCATTAATTTTAATGAAATCTTTAATGAAATATGTCTTTCCTATTTTCTTTTTGCCATATATGATATAATTATTGTTTTGTTCATGTTTTAAATAGTTTTTTAGCTTACTTGTTAAGTCTTGGTGTTTCATTGTGTTTTCTTTAACTGTAAATTTTTGTATTTTAACATAAATATGTAAAAATATTAAATTAAAACAAAAATATATTAAACCATTTATTTATAAATTCATCCCACCACTTCTATAAAATTTTTAAAGGTTTCAACAGCCATTTTTGATACTACAGCACCTAAGATCTCGCATTGTTCAAATTCGCTATTATCTACTTTTTTATCCTCGTATTTTTTATTTTCAGAAACTAAAAAAATATAATTTTCAAAAGGTTCTTTTTTAATTTTTTTACAAAATAAATCATCATTTTTTCTAAAAATAACAATATCTGCATTTGAAATAGTCTCAAGTGAATTTTTACTTCTATCTATAATAATAAAATCTCCATTAGATAAAATAGGTTCCATGCTGTCGCCATTAATCTTTATAATATCATAACTCTTCTTTATGGGTATATCTAAAATTTCTTTTAGAAAATTTTCATCAACGGAAACTATTTTAACTTCTTCACTTTGAGATGAAGTTCCAAGTCCTGCACTTGCATAAATATCTGGAAAATATCTGAAATTTATTTGATTATCATTTCTAAAAACATCTTGCAATATCACTTCGTTGAAAGGAATATCCAATGCATTACATAAAATTTTTATATATTGTGGTTTAGGTTTTGTTTTATTATCTTCTTTAGACATCAACCATTTTTTTATTGTTGCTTCTGAGCTTTCTATGCCATTTTTATATAAAATTTCCATCAAATCTTGATATGTAACTTTTTTATCTCTATTTTTTAAATAAAATTTAAATTTTTCAGTATCAAAATGAAAATCGAATATATCTCCATTTCTTCCCATATTCTCTCCTTTTTTAGTATAAAAATTATACACTTTTTTCAAGCAAATAATGTTCCATAATTAGAAACATAATTAAATATTTATTAAGTTTCTTTATTTTATACTTTCGTTATGAAAAAAATAGATTTTTTTGATTTTACAAAAATATTGAGTAATCACTATACGGTTATAAGTGTTAAAAAGATTAGAACAAATAAATCACGCCCAAGTTTCAAAAAACAAATAGAGTTTAAAAAACTCTATGGAATACCTCATGAATTTTGGGTGGATGTTCGTAGCAATCTTATAAACATACCTAAGCGTGGGAGAAAAAGAAAGGATAGAGAATGAAGGCGATTGAACTAAAGGTTAAAAAATGGCTTTTATAGCGGGATTTTCAATAGGTTTTTTAGTTTATTTTTTAATTTGGAAAATCTTTTTTTAGGTCGGTGATATATGCAGTATGATTTTAATTTAGAACATTTATTCTCTTGTAAAAAATGGCAAGAAGTTTTAAAATGCTTACCATTTCTCAAGTGCATTGTAATGGGTGTTTCTAGAAAATTTATAGCATCACATTTTGTTTTAAAAATAGAATATTTTATAAAATTACAAATTGCAAAACCTACAAGAATTCCGCAAACGAATCCAAATAATAATGGAATTACATTCTCTTTGTTTTCAAGAAAATTAAAAAACATTTCAATCATAAAAAACCTTTTTAATTTAAATTATAACATAAAGGAGAGTTGGTGATACCAAATTTTATAGCAAGCTTTGATGTAGCTTTGGGACGTAAAAGCCTAAGAGAGAGAAAAGGCTATTTAAAATTATCAAACACTATAGCTTATGGTGGTCTTAGTGTTGATGCTTTAGCATTGTATATTCAATTAGCAAAGCTTAGTGAAAAAACGATTGTAAGTGAGATCTATTTAAGAGAGTTTATAAAAGTTAAAAATAATCAAAGAATTAGTTTAAATAGACTAAGAATTGCTAAAAAAGAATTAATTGAACTCAGACTTTTAGAAATTAAAAAGGTTAGAAATGGCTCTTTAAATTTTTATGAGTGGATTTTAAAAGATGAAAATTATCAAGTTAAAAAGCATTTTAACAAATCTTTATCTTTGCTTAAAAACAGTGATGAAAAGCTAAGCAAAACTCTTAAAAATAACACTTTATCAATCGACAGAAAATTAACTACTGAAAACGAAAAAAAAGAGAATTTGCATTATATAGAAACACGCACGCACGCACACGATAATAAATTTATAAATAATATAAATATTAATAATAATAAATTTATAAAAAAAGAGAATTTAGAAAATTTAAAAAATAATCAAGAAAAGAAAGAACGCGTTTCTAATCAAAACGCCTCTTTTGTGACGAGCTTTATTGATTTTAGCAAAAAGGAGTTAGAGAAAATGGCAAAAAAAGAGTTTAAAGTCCCAAATGCAAATGAACTCATGAGACAAATAATAGCTTTTAATGAGAAAAATGGCACAAACTTTGGTGAAGAGTTGGCTAATGATTTTATAGGCTATTGGGATGCTAGGGAATGGAAAAGAAATGGAAAAAGAATGTCAAGTGTGGCAGGAAGTCTTTATACTTGGCTTAAATACGCTAAAGAAAATGAAGCAAGAAAAAATCAGCGTTTTAACAGAAAAAAAGAAGCCAATCCTAGTGTGGTTGATAGCTTGATGGAGTATTACGGAATGAAAGATGAGAACAAAAACAAGCTCTTAGGATGCTTTTAAGGAGTAAAAAATGCAAGAAAAAATACAAATTTTAATGGACTTATTGGAAATTAATAAGGCTCAAGCAACTGATATAGTAGGTAGATATTTGCAAGATGCAAAGGATATTCATGCTTTCTTAGATTTTTATTTCGAAACTTTAGAAAGAGAGAATATCGTAGGGACAACCTATGAGAAATTAAGAAGAGTTTGCAAAAGAGCTGAAATCGAGTTTAAAAAGCGTTTTGAAGACAAAGAAATTTTTTTAGAATGGTTAAAAAATAAATATAAAAATAGTCCATTTTTTAGATTGCTTGAAAGTGATTTTAAATACTCATATGTTTGTTATGATGGACAGGGCAACCTTTTTAAACGATTAGCAAAATCAATTAATATGTTGGTTTGTCTAAATAATTTTGGAGAATTAACCTACGAAGATGGAGAAATGCTAAAAAATAACGAATTTAAACACGCTTTAATAGATTTTATATTTAAAAATCAAGAGCGCATAGGAAAAGATATATATATAAATACTTCTTATAAGATAAAAGGATATACATCTTTAAGCCATGAAGAAGAATATAATAACTTTAAGAAGGTACAGAAAAAATTTTTTAAGGAGAATCAAGAAGAATTTCAAAAGAAAGTAAAAGTCAAAATGGCTTTTAAAAATATAAGCTAAATTTAAGAAAGTCTGAAATGGAAAAGTATATTTTAAAAATTGATTTAAAAAGCAACCCAGTTCCTTATAAAAGAACCACGCAAAGATCTAAATTTGCATGTAAAGATTATCTTAAATATTTAGATTTTAAAAAACTCTTGCAAATGGAGTTTAGAAGACAAAATAATATTAGCTGTTTTCAAGCCTTTGATAAGCAAAAGAAATATGAGTTTTCTTTAAAAATAGGATTTAACAGCAAAAGGCATGGCGATGGGGACAATATCGTAAAATGCGTGTTAGATGCGTTATTTGAAAACGATAAGAATGTTTTAAAAGGCGATTATGAGATTATTAGTTTTAAAAAATCTTTTTTAAACTTAGAAATCAAAGAATTTGATTTTAAAGAAGGGGTGGCTTGATGGCTAGAATGATGACAAATGGCAAAAGTATGACAAAAGAAGAGCTTGTTTCAAAAATAGAGAGTTATTTTAATGAAAGAGTTGTCTTAAAAGAAACTAAGGAGAGTATTATTTTTGCACCTAAAACAAAAGTGGGATTAGCTGTGTATTTAGGAATTACAATACAAACTTTAGGCGAGTGGGAGAAGGATAAGGATTTTGGAGAAATTGTATCTCAAGCTAAGCAAAAATGTGAAATGGATATTTTAAACCATTCCTTAATCGGCACTTATACTCCTAGCGTTAGTATGTTCTTGCTAAAAAATCAACATGGATATGTGGATAAACAAGAAGTTGTCAGCGATAACGTTCAAAAAATTGAAATTATAAGAAGTGAAATCAAATGAAATTAAAAATCGATTTTTCTTACACTCCGGCACAACTTAAAGTTTTTGATGATAAAAATCCACGCTTTATAACTGTAGCAAAGGGCAGAAGACTTGGTTTTACAAGGGGAAGTGCTAAGTTTGTTATCGAAAACTTGCTTTTAGGACAAAATGTTTTATGGGTGGATACCATACAAGCAAATTTACAAAATTATTACGAGTTATATTTTACACCTGAGTTAAAAAACTTGCCAAAAGATTTTTACTCATGGAGTGTGCAAGACAAGAAACTAATTATTAATGGAGCAGTGCTTCATATGAGAAGTGCTGAAAGAAGTGAAAATATCGAAGGTTTTGGATACGACCTTGTTATTTTAAACGAAGCAGGAATTATTTTAAAAGGTAGTAAAGGAGAGTATCTTTGGTATAACGCTATAAGACCTATGTTGCTTGATAATCCTAAATCAAGAGCGATTATCGGTGGAGTTCCTAAAGGAAAAAATCTATTTTATGAACTTTGCAGAAAAGAACTCAGCGATAAAAATTGGAAACATTTTCAATTCTCAAGTTATGATAATCCATTTTTAAAAGAAGAGCAAATTAAAGAATTAATTGAAGAAGTGGGTGGCGAAGATAGCGAAGTAGTCAAACAAGAAATTTATGGAGAGTTTATAGATAGCTCGAGTGCGGAGCTTTTTGCATTAACTGAAATTGAAAATGCGATGAGCAAGAACTCTTTTAGTATTGAAAAAATGCAAGGCGAGAATATTTGGGGGCTTGATGTAGCAAGATATGGAGATGATAAGAGTGTACTTGCAAAAAGGAAGGGTTTTATAGTTGATGAAATAAAAAAATACTCACAACTTGGAACTATGGAACTTGCTAATAGAATACTAGCTGAATACAATCAAAGCGAAGATAAACCAAAAGGTATTTTTATAGATACTTGCGGTCTTGGCGTTGGCGTATACGATGTCTTGTTAAATTATGGTTTGCCTGTATTTGAGGCAAATTCTGCAAATTCTGCAACCAGTAATGAATACTTAAATAAAAGAGCGCAAATGTATTTTACATTTGCTAAAAACTTAAAACACATGGAGCTTGTTAAAGATGAAGAATTAAAAAAAGATATGAGAATGATTGAATATGAGTATAGCGACAAGGGGCTTTTAAAGATAGTTTCAAAAGAACAATTAAAAAAGAACTATGGCAAAAGTCCTGATGTTAGCGATGCGGTGGCATTAACTTTTTTTGAAAAACTATACAGCAGAAACAATACTAATGAAGATTGGAGTTATGATGGCTGGTGAGTTTTTAATGATCTATGATGCAATTGATGTAAACAAAATAAAAAAGCTTTCAAATTTAAGCGATGAGGCTATAAAGTCAAGTCTTGCAAATGAATTTTTAGAACTTGTATCAGGATTTAATAATATTTCTAAAAAGAAATTTAAAAGAGAATTTGCGGAGTTTTTATTTGAAAAAGGAGTGAATGAAAAAGATATTTTAAAAATAACAAATTTAAGCAAAACAACAATATGGAGAATTATGAATGAAAACAAAAAGAACTAATGATAAGAGAGTATCGTTTTTAACACAACTCATTAGCGAAAGTAAAAGTGGATATGAAAATTACAAACCACACTTTAAAGAATTGCAAGATGCTTATTTGCTTGAAAATAAGGTAATGCAAAAATTGAGAAAAAGAAATAAATCAAGTATCTACATACCAAAAATAAACGCTAAGGTAAAGTATTTAATCACTAGCTTAAATGATGTATATTTTAATAGTGAGAGAATGGCAGATATTGAAACTTACATTAATAGCGATGATACGATTATAGAGCTATGGCAGAATGCAATTGATTTTTATAGTGGTAAAATCAATATGTTTAAGATTTTTCAACCGCTTTTCTTAGATGTTTTACTTGTGGGAACAAGTATAGCTAAGGTTACTTGGCATAAAGGAATGCCACGCATTGAAAGAGTAGATATTGATAGTATATTCTTTGATCCAAATGCATTAAATAGCGAAGATGTAGGTTATATAGTTAATGAAATTTACCTAACTTATAATCAAATCCATGAAAGACAAAATCTAGGATTTTATAAAAACATAGAAATCCAAAAGCTTTTTGACGAAGATGATGAGTATAAAAAAGTGAAGCTTTATGATATTTATGAAAGAAAAAACGATGATGAGTGGGTGGTTTCTACCTTATTTGAAAATAATTTACTTAGAAATAAAGTTACTTTGCAAGATGGACAGCCTTTTGTCTGGGGTTCAATGCTACCACAACTTAAAAAGATAGATAACGAAAACTATGTAAGTGCTTATGGCGAGCCTATAATGGCTTCTGCTATGCCTTTGCAAGATGAAATTAATATAACTAGAAATCTTTTAATAGATGCAGTAAGAACTCATATCATGCCTAAAATAATGATGCCAAAATCAATGGGAGTAAGCAGAGAAGATATAGAAACCTTAGGAAAACCAATATATACAGACGATCCAAAGGGTGTGCAAATATTACCACCACCAAATGTAAATAGTGCGGGAATGAATTTACAACTTTTAGAAAGCGAACTCACAGAAGTTACAGGAGTTAGTCCACAAAACAATGGAGCTCAAACTGCACAAAATGAAACAGCAACAGAAATTAGCATAAAAGCACAAGAAGGTGGAAGAAGAAGTGCTGATTATATAAGACAGTATAACGAAACTTTTATAGAGCCTTTATTTGATAGATTTGCAATGCTTGTTTTTAAGTATGGAGAAGATAATTTTTTTAATGGTTTTCAAAGAGAGGATATACCTAGTTTTAGATTTAAAATTCAAACCGGCACAGGTGCCATGAATAAAGAAATTAGACGTGCAGGAATTCAAGCTAGTATGCAAGTTTTTTCACAATTATATCAAATGTATATGAGCATAGGCGATGCAAATTCTGCTTATGGGATTATAAATGCTAGCAAAGAACTTACTAAAGAATTATTACCAATTTTAGGTGTAAAGAATGTAAATAGTTTATTTGCTTTTGAAAACAATGAAGATATTAATCCGCAAATGCAAGGAGAAACTAATGCTTAATATTGAAATTAAAAGTGATATATCTAAAAGCAAAGGAGGAAAGAAATTAATAGATTTTATCAAAGCAAAATATAGTGAATGTTTTTATATAGCAAAAAATAATGATGAGAAAGAGTTAAGGTTAAAAGCTTTAGATACTATGGCTTTTTTAGATGTAATAATCAATAAAATAAAGGATGAAGAATATGGAAAATGATGCTTTAAAAGATTTAATTAATGTTATAACAGATGATGATAAAGGACAAGTTGCTAATAATGGCGATGAACCTACGCAAGTAGTAGATAATGAACCTATGCAGGTTGCTAATGAGAACGAGCCTGATTATAAGGCGATGTATGAAGCTTATAAAAGTGAAAATGACAACAAATTAAATGCTTTAATGAGTGAGCTTGAAGCTTTAAAAAATCCAAAAAAAGAGCCAAGCGAACAAGAATTACAAAGAGAGCAGTATTTAAAAGAATTAGGACTTGATGGACTTGATGAGAAATTAAAAAGGCTTGAAGAGCTTGATAAAAAGCAAAAAGACAAAGAAGAGCAAGATGCACTAATCGCTAAATACGCACAAGTAGAAAGCGAGTTAAGAAAAGCCTATCCTGATGCGGATTTAAAGGCTATGGCAGAACTTGCAACAAAATTAAATGGTTTAGGCGAAGGGAATATTGACAGCTGGAAAACCTTGCTTAATTTGGTCGGAAAATCAAATAATGCTAAAAAAGCTGAAGATTTATCAAGTGCAAATAATAATGTAAGAACTAGTGATTTTAACGATAAGTTAAAAAAAGGCGAAGTTAGCGAGATAGATCTCGGTAAAGAATTATTAAGTTTAGTATAAAGGAGAAATTATGGATTTTATAACAGCTTTAAAAGGTGGTACGGGATTAGGATCTAGCTTTGCAGATACTTTGATGAAAACAAGCAATTTCACTCCAAATTTAGCAAGTAGTAGTAGTGGTTTTTTAAATGGATTAAAAAATTCTTTTAGTAATTTTGGAGATTGGTTATTTAAAAGTTCTGATGCAAATAAAGTAACTAATTTTGATAGATTAGGAAATGTTTTAGGCGGTGCTGGTGCTTTATATGGTGCTTATAATCAGCAAAAGATGGCGCAAAAGAATTATGAGCTACAAAAAGATGCTTATAACTTCAATAAGTATCTAGCTAATGAAGAATTAAATAGAAGAAAGAATATGGAAAATAAACTTCAAAATGTTTGGAGTAATTAAATAAATTTGGATTTAAGGAGTTTGTTTTAAAGGGTAAATCTTAACCCCTTGTATAAGGGGCTTTGTTTATTGATTGTTAATTTGCATTGACAACAATAATACAAAGTAGTATAATAACTATTAAGATTTGTAGCATCTTATTTCACCGCCTTTCTAGGTGGTAATTTAGTGCTAAGGGTGGCGACCCTTGGCACCACACCTTTTAAAATTATACACAAACTTCCTTAAATCCTTTATTTTAAAAGAAAGAATAAAGGAAACAAAATGGCATTTTATAACCCACAAAGAGTAGTATTTAATCCTGATACAGGCGTTATACAAAACGCAGGAAAAGTCGGTGGTGTCTTATATGACATCATGAGCAAAAGTTTTGATGATAAAGTTAAAGCTAATGAGTTTCAGCAAGAGCAAGATTTAAGAAAGCAACAAATGGAATTTAATCAGGCTATGCAAAATAATCAGCTTTTGCAAAATGAGAGAAATTTTGATTATCAAAAAGAAAGAGCAAATATAGCAGATCAGCAATGGCAAATGAATTATAATCAAAGAGCTAGACAATATGCCATGCAAAATGCTTTAAGACAGCAAGCAATAAATGCTAATAAGGCTTACAAGGATTTAAATTATCAAAAAGGATTATTAGAACTCCAAAAATTACAAAATGAGATAAATGCAAAACAAAAAGAGCAAGATTTATTAAATGGAGTTTTTAGTAATAGTCAAGGTTTCAATAGTCAAAACAATGCAAATTTACAAAACAATACAAGATATAAAGCAGACGCTCAGTTTTTAGATTTAGCAAGTAATCAAGGTAAAACATATGATACAACCCATGGTTTTTGGAATGGAGCTATAGAGCGTGTTTTTGGTGGATGGGGAAGTCAAAGCACGGATTTAAATGAGGCAAGTGATTTATTCTTAAAAAGAAAGCTAAGTGATTTATTAAGAGGTGGTAAAAATGCTAAATGGAATTTAGAGAATATACAAGCCAATTTCCCTATTAATAGTTATTTTTTAGAGGCTAACAATCAAAAAGTAGCAAAAGATTTAACAGGAGAGTGGCTAGCATATATGCCTATAGCCTATAAAATGGAATTAATGGAAAAATTAGAAAATGCCAAAACAAGTATAGCAATAAAAGATGCTATAGAAGATTATAAAAAAGATATGGAGTATTACGACAATTATGCTCCAAAGATGAAAGCTTTTTATTGGGATGAAAAATACTCAAAACCTAGTAAAAATGCAGTAATTATAGATAATTCAACAAGTAATCAAAATATACAAAACGATTTAGCCAAAAATACATTAGAAGTGCAAAATCAAAATACACCAAAATTACATAGCGTTAGTTTTAATGGAATTAATGCTCAAATATCAGAGCCTGATGCTAATGGTAATGTAATATTAGTTAATCAAGCAGGTAGAAAAATGCAAGTTAGCGTAGAAGAATTAAAAAAACAAGGATTAATACAATGAATATAAGAGAATTTTTATTAGAAAAACCACAAGAAAATAACATTATTTCATTTTTGCAAGATGGAGCAAGTCAAAGTGAAAATCAAAATACAAATGAATATTTAGCAAGTTTAAAAAATGAAGTAATAAATGATTTTTATAAAAATAAAGATAAATATGCTAAAGAATATGAAAAATATAATTTCAAAGACCAAAATTTAACAAATCCTATGGGAAATATTAGTGAATATAAAAGGGATTTATATGATTATAATAAAAATCCATCCATGAATGCTGATGATTTAAGTAATTATATTTTAGATAAGCAATCTAAATTTAATGCCTCTAAACCTATTTTTACTGATGATAATGAAGTAGCAAGAAAAAATAATCAATTTATGAGAGATTTAGGCGATGAGTTGCAAAAATCAGGGCGCGGAAGATTATTGCAAGATGATGATGGATCTTATTGGGTGCAAGATAATAACGGAAATTATTCTAAAGTGCAAGGTAGCACAATGGGTGATTTATATCGTGGATTAAGAGATAATGGTGCTAGTATGGCTTTAGGAACAGCAGGTGCCATTGGCGGCACAATGCTAGGTGGCGGAGTTGGTATGGTTGCAGGGGGTGCATTAGGTGCATCTTTAGGGGCAGGATATGATTACTACGGAAATACAAAAGATACAAATCAAGATATGAATTTAAAAGAAGCTCTTATGCTTATGGGTGAAAATGCTGGACTTTCTTTGATAGGAGACGCAGCTTTTGCAGGAGTTGCTAAAGGAGCAAGAGCTTTAAAAAATACCTATAATATGGCAAAAACAGGAGCACAAGCTGGTAAAGATATGATAGATGGCATGGCGGTAAAAGGTGGTAATTTAGGTAATAGGGTTATAGATAAAATAAGTAAAACAGATATTCCTGTGGTAGGAAAATTTACAGATGGTGGTTTGCAAAATGCAGAAACAATTTTTAATAATCTTACAAAAAATGTAGAGAATAAAAAACAAATAGATGAACTTATAGCAAAAGAAAATCCAACTTACCTAGAAAATGGAAAGCCTACAATAGAAATATTAAAAAACATTGTCGAGCAAGGACTTAATAAAAATAATCCACAATTTATACAAGATAGCGCTAAAAGAACAAGTGCTATTTTAAAAAATATTTCTAATAGTTTACAAGGAATGCCAACTACACAAAGAAGAGAAGTATTATTAAAAGCAGCACAAGCTTATCCAGAAATAGGAAGTTTTTTAGATGATGTTTTAAAGGCTGATAAGGATGCTAGTATTTCTTTTTTAAATATGATTAAAGGACAAGATGAAGTATTTAAAAACAAAACAGGTTTAAATGGTGAGTTTGATTATAAGGCTTGGCAAAAAGATAATCACGCTTATGAGAATAGAATAAACCAAGAGTATGGCAGTGCTATAAGTAAATTAGATGAGCTTAATAATGGAAAAATAGTATTAACTAGTGAAGATTTAGCAAAGCTTGAAAATTTTAAAAATAATAATTTTTTAGATCAAGATGTAAAAAATAACATACAAGGCTATTTAGATGAAATAAAAGGAAAAGAAGTAAGTGCGGAGCAAATTTTTGGATTAAGAACAGCTATAAATAAGCAATTAAACACAGGAAATAAAACATATAATACAAAACAAGCTTATAGAATAGCAAAAGAAATTTTAGATGATGCGTTGATAAGAAATGCTAGTGACAAGGTATTAGCAAAAGAAATACTAGATAATGCAAATAAAAATTTTGCTTTAAAGGAAAATTTTAAAGAAAGTTATTTAGGTATGATGAAGCCTCAAGAAACAAAAGAAGGGCTTGCAGATAGATTGGTTAAAGGGCTTAGAAATATAAACGAAGATAAGAATTTAGAAAATGCTTTTAAAGGAATGAACGAACAAGAAAGATTAGCTAATGAAACTCATGTGATGAATGCTTTATTAGAAAAACATAGGATTGAAGGCGTGGGGTATGATTTTAAATCCTTAGCAAAAGATTTAGAAGATGTTGAATTTTCAAGCAAAAAAATAAAAGATGCTAAAGATGTTATTAATACATACGCTTTAATATATAACAATAATAGAGATTTGATAATGACAGCTTTAGCAAGTAGTGGTAGAAAGACAAACTCTTCAATGGCTACAACAATACAGGGTGTTTTTGATAGAATATTAATAAGTGGCATTTTTGCAAGATTACATGCTTTAGCTCCCTTTTTTAAAAGTGCTAAAGAACAAGCATTAAGAAATCAAATACTAGATGCTCTAAAACTTGCTAAAACCAATAAAGAAGTTATATCTAATCTTAAAAACATAAAAATAGCAGATCAAGAACAAAGTAGAATTTTTAAAGATGCTTTGGATAATTATATTAAAGTAGATAAAGAACAAAATAAAATATTAAAAGATGCACTAATAAAAGAAGGTGTTATCAAAGGCGACAACTTCTTCATGGATAAAGCTGATCCGAGCAAAGCAAAGAGTGATTATACTGCTAAATTTAATGTAGAAAAATGGATTAATAATGTTTCAGGAATTTTAAAAGATGAATGGGTGGTAAATTTAAAAGCTATGGCTAAAAAACACCCTGAAATGTTTAAAAACGAAGCAGATGTATTTAAGGTAATTAAAGAGATAAAAGACAATCCTACTCATTTTTTTAAAAACTATGATGATGAAGTGGCATTAATAGCTAAACCTTTAAAAGATGATAAGGTTGGCAATATAGCCATAAAAAAAGATAGTGGCAAAATTATACATATTAATAAAACAAAAGGTAAGGATTTGGAAAGATTAAATCGTAGAAATAAAGCAATGCTGACAGGTACGCCAACTCCTGCAACCACTAAAGGCAGTACTACCAATGTGGAAGGCGATTTATTACAGCATTCTTTTAAAAATTCTACCCAAGCTAAGCCTAAAAAAAACTTAATGGATGATATAAAAGAGAACATTAAGGCTAAAGAAGTAAAGAAAAAGAATAAAAAAAGCGTAAAACAAAGGCTTGATGAAAAAATACAAAATGATAAAAAAGCTAGAAAGCAAAGAATTGAGAAAATAAAACAAGTTATAGCTAGAAAGCAAAAAATAGATAAGGTTAGAGATAAAAAAAATAACAGGGAAATAGCAGGAAAAATAGGCACTTATACGCTAAAAAATCTTATTAAATTAAAAGAAAGAAGCGAAGATAAATAAAAATTAAGGGCTTAAAGTCCTTGATTTTTATCTCGTTTTTGTCCTAAAAATTGAGAACTTATAACCCCTATTGAGGTAACAATTCCCGCTAAACTTAACCAAGGATAATCCAAATATGCAAGAAAAGCACTAAAAATAAAACCTATTATAACTATAATAAAAGCAAATAATTGACCTTTTTTAACGTATTTGATTTGTTGTGGTGCTAAATTTCTTATAGCCTCTTGGTTTTTACTATCCTCTTCAATTAATTTCTTTTCAATATTTATAATATGATCTGTTTGTTTTTCCATTAAAGAAATGCACTTTTCTTGCATTTCTTTTGATAGTTTGGGTAAGCAATCGAAAGAAGAATTAACATTAATAAAAGTATTATTTTGTTGATTTAAAGTAATATTACTTTTGTTTTGTGATTTTTTCAAATTTGGCGTTATACTCTTCATTGCTATGTTTTCTTAATTCTTCTGATTTTTTATAAAAATCAGTTATCATTGTTTTTCTATCTTTTAAAGATGTAGCTTTAAGGATATCTGCATTAAACATATTTGTAAAGCCAAATAAAAAAGCATTTATGTTTGACATTTTTACTCCTTAAAATTCCTTAGCTTATACTGATTTTAATTAAATTATACCTTTTTTATAGTTAATTTATACTTATTTTATATGTTTTATATACTTAACTTATAGGTTTTTTATAGTCTTATTTTAAAAAAAATATATCTACTTTATTTTAAAACATACTATTTTTATTTTATAAAAGGTTTTATAGATTTTGAAATTTCATCTAAAACTTTTGCTTTTTCATAATTAATGAGCCAACTATCAACCCATTTAGGTGTTTCGCCTTTTGCATTCCAATTGATAACACCATTATAAACAGCTCCGACCATATTTGCAAATTCTTTTTTTGTAAGCTCTAATTCATTTAATTTTTTTTCAAATGTTTCTATATCCATTTAATATCCTTATGGTTTTTCAATTTTAAAAACTATCTCTTTTATTTGTTCGTATGATTTTACTTTTAAATGATTTTCTAAAAAAGGTTTAGTCCAATCAGGCACACTATCTATTCTTTTCCAATTCATTATAGTTTGATACGGTGTATTTGATATTTGCGAGAATTCTTTTTTACCAAGATTTGCTTTTGTTAATAATTTTTCAAATTCATTATTATCCATTTTTCTCCTTTTTATATTGTTTCAATAGTTTTATTATATCAAAAATTAGTTAAAACCTATATTAAGCCTTGACAAAAATATTTTTTAAATATATAATTACAGCGTTTAGTTAGTTAAACAATATTTTTTACAAAGGAGTTTTTATGACAGATTTAGTTGTTATAAACGGGCAGAATGTGAGTTTTGAAGCGGTGGGCGACCAAACCTACACCACTTCATTAAGTATTTCTAGTGTGTTCAAGAAAGAACACAAGAATATTTTAGCAAAAATTGATGAATTGCCACAAGATGAATTTCGTGAGCTTAATTTTAAGCTTACGGAGAGAACCGCTAAATTTGGGGCAGTTATTAGAAGTGAGCCGTATTACAAAATCACTCGTGATGGTTTTTCTTTGCTTGTTATGGGTTTTACAGGCGAAAAAGCTTATAAATGGAAAATCGAGTTTATCAAAGCTTTTAATGAAATGGAAAAAAGACTAAGAAATATTGAATATGAGAAGCACGATAAGTTAGCTTTTAGACAAAGCTTAGGTTACAAATCTCAATTAGCACAGCAAAAGCAAAAATATGAGAATGAGATTAAAGCTTTAAAGTATGATTTAGAACAAAGTAAAAACAATTTTAAAGATAAATTAAATTGTATATTGGCTAAAAATGGCTTATATGCCTTTGATTTTAAAACTTTTAAAAATTATGCCTTAAAGCTAGAAAAAATGTTAAAAGATTTAAAAGATGATGAAAACAAAGAGAATAAACTACTTTTAAGAATGCAAAATGATTTCTTAGAATGTTTAGAACTTTATAAAAGTATAAATATTTGAAGTCTTCACCCTGCTTTTTTTGAAGACTTTTTAGTGTTTTAAGGACAAACTAAGCAGGGTTTCTTTAAAATATTATCATGTTTTTTAAAGATTAGTTTTTATCTTAGTTTTTTATGACTAAGATAAGAACGACTAAAGTTACCATAAAAACGATTGCTTCTATCATTCTTAACCTCCTTTCAAACTTTTTACAAAGTCTTCAAAGAGATATCCTTAAAACTATAAAATTATACATAAAAAATACTTAAAAATTTAATTTCATTTCAAAACACACTATATTTGAAATAGTCATTTTTGGAAAAATCCTTAAAACTAAACTAAGGAGAATTCAAAAATGGCTTTACCTTCAATGGGGCATACAGCACCCGCAACAGAAAATGTTAAGTTAAAACAATCAATATATGAAACGATTATTAAAATTGGAGCTACTGAAACACCAATTCTAAATAAAATAGGCACTTCAAAGGTTACAAATCCTTTAACTCATAGTTGGATTACTGATACTTTTGAAGAACCAAAAAAGAATGCAAATTTAGAGTTAAGTAAATTTGTAGGCGAAACAAAAAACACAGCTCAAAAAACTACAAATGCTACTCAAATATTCATTACCGAAGCCATGGTATCAAAAGCTTTATTAAAAGCAAATCAATATGGTGGCAATGAAATGGAGTATCAAATAGGCAAAAAAACCAAAGAACATAAAATGGATATGGAATATGCTTTATTTGGTCTAGGCAGAGATAGTGATGTAAAAAAATCAGTTTTCAAAGATTATGTTCAAGCACAAGAAGCAACAAGTGGAGAAATGGCTGGACTTTTTCATTATATCGCTAAAGGAAAAGATAGCTTTGCTGATGGAAAGCGTGGAAATGTATTAGCTTTTGATGAAACAGGAGATTGGAGCGGAACTGCAACAGAACTAACAGAAGATAAACTTAATCAAATTTTGCAAACCATTTGGAATAGCGGAGTGACGCCTAAAGATGTCTTTTTAGGAGCTGACTTAAAAGGAGCTATCAATAAATTCGCTACAAGAATTTTAGGCAATGAAACAAAACTAGCAGGACAAGTAGTGAGCCTTGAAACAGATTTTGGAACGGTAAATTTCCATATGCATAGATTATTAAGCCCTAAATATGGTTTGGGTGATGTTTTAATTGCTGGGGATTTTGAGTATATGAAACATGGGCTTTATATTCCTACTATGATTGAAGATGTTCCAACTGATATTACTGCAAAAGCAAAAAGATTTTATACACAAAGCACTTTAGAAGTAAGAAATGCTGATGCTTTTGCTATAGGCGTGGGATTAACTAGTGGAAATAATGCAAAGGCTAAAGCGGTTTTAAAAGCAGCAAAAGGTGCATAATGCTTTGTGCTACGGCTAAAAAACTCATTATCGCTAAAGTTAAAAATTCTTACAAAATGATAGAAGATGATGAAGTTTTGAAAGCCTATTTTATGGAAGCATTTTATTATATTTTATCAAAATGTGTTCCTAGCGTTCTTTTAAAAAATGTAGAACAAGGCGAAAAAGTTTTTAGGCAAGTTAGAAATAATCATTTTTTGATTATTCCTGATGAGCCTGATTTTGACAATGAAAAAGAACATTTAATGATAGATGAAACACTTAGTTTTGCTGTGATTAATTATGTTTGTTATTTGATTACAAGATGCGAAGAAAAAGACTTTCTTGCATTATGTGACAAGATAATTTATGAGTATATAGCTAATGATGGCAAGGAGCTTGATGATGAAAGAACATGGTTGTAATTGTAATTTCACAAAAAAATTTAATAGAGCTTTGAGTTATAAAGACTATATACAAAGTATAAATAGTGCTGATTTTATAGCTTATTTAGATGATAAAAAATGGCTTTTAGCTATGGATGATCTGCTTTTCTTTTGTGAAAAGAGAATTAAAGACAGTGATTATTACGAAGGTTAAAAATGGGAACAAGTTTAAACGAGTTAAAAACAGGTAGAGAAAAACTTGAAATTATAAATCAAGTTTTAGCAAGAATTTCAGATGTTGCTACTGCTTTGGATAATACTAGAATAGAAGAAATTATAGGCTTAAAAGAACAAGTTAATAACTTTTATACTCAAACTTTAGAGCTTAAAAATTTAGTTATAGAAAATAGCGAACTTACACAAAGCAATACTGATTTTGTTAAAAACAAAAAAGATGAAATAGAAAAAATAAGCAATAAAATAAACGATACTTTAAACAATATAGAGAATATCTATAATAACATTATAGAGTTAGAAAAAAACATAAATAATGGTGTTAATATTGTTAAAGAAAAATATCCTGAGCTTAACGAGTTTAATAAAAATTTTGAAATTATAAAAATAAAACTCGAAGAATATTATGATATAGCTGTTGATTTTAATGCAGGACTTGAAAAAGTAGAAGAAAACAAAAATCTTACTAAATCATATTTAGATTTATCCATAGAGCTTAAAGAACAAATTTTACAAGAATTAGAACACGCACAAAGTATTAAAGATGATTTGCATTCTAATATAGAGCTTGTAAATAAGCTTGTTTCAAATATTATAGCAACAAAGAATGAGATTATATCCATAACCAATGATTTTAAAAATGTAAAATCAGAAGTACAAGATATAGTTAATGATGCTGAAGCAACGATAAAGCTTAAAATAAACACTATTCTTTTTGAAAATCAAAGATTAAATCAAAATATGATTAATCTACTAAAGCGTTGCGAAAAATTAGAAGATGAAATAGTAGGAAAATATGAAGATGTCTTAGAAGCTATTGAAATTGTTAATAAAGCTGATGAAACGATAAACGATTTAAATAATGCAATTTTAGCTTCTAAAGAATTTGCAAATGATTTAAAAAGTTATACACAGATTATTAAAGATTTTAAAATTCAAATTGATAATTTAAAGCTTGATTTACAAAGTTATAATGATAGATTAAAAGGTGAGCTTGATTTAAAAGCCAATGAAATAGATATTAGCATTCAAGCAAAACTTAGCGATATAAATCTTTTAAAAGAGCAAATGCAAACTCTTTATGAAAATACTAAAAATACAACAGATACAGCTTTGGCTAATTTTATAGAAAGAGCAAAAATAGCTAATGAAGATTTAGGAAGATTAACAGAAGTAGCAAGAACTGAACTTGCTAACGATAAAACAGCTATTGAAAGCTATTTATTAGAGCTTAAAAAAAGTATTATTGATGAAATGAAGAAAGTATCAAGCGATATTACAGATGAAACAAGTGGAATACTAGCTCAAAAAAATCAAATAGAACTCATCATAGCACAAGGAAAATCATCTTTAGATGCTTTAACAAATGAGTTTAATTCAAATTATCAAAATAAACTCAATGATTTTAATTCTAATGCTAATGAAAAATTAAGAGCAATTAATTCTCTTAGCGAAGAAAGTATAGCAAACATACAAAGTAAAACAGATGAAAATATAGGTAAGTTAAATACTGCTAGCGAAGAAAAACTAGCTAAATTTGATGAAATTATAAAAGACAATTTGGGCGGAATTTATTCTCACATTTTTTCAATAGAAAATGTCTTACTTGATAAAAAAATAATTAAATTAAGTTATAAGGAGTAAATAATGGCAGACTTAGAACAAGTTGCAAGTGATTTAAATTCAGCATCACAAAGCTTACAAGAGTTAAGAGAAAAATACGATGGTGCTTTGGATTTATTAGATAATAAAAACACAGAAATAACAGCTGCATTAGAGAGTGCAAAATCTAATGCCTTGCAAGAAGTGCAAACAGCAAGCGATACAGCTACAAGTCAAATTTCGCAGTTAAAAGACACATCCTTAAATTTGGTCAACGAAGCTAAAAATACAGCTACATCTGAAATATCAAGCAAAAAAGATGAAGCACTAGGAGAATTCAGTCAAGCAACTTCAGAATTTAATAGCACTAAAGAAGAAGCATTATTTCAAATAGAACAAGCTAAAACAGAGCAAGGAGAAAAAATAACAGCTTTAGAACAAGCTAAAGAAAGCATAACAGCTGATCTTAATAAAAAATCTAAACTTCTAACTGAAAATCTTACTTGGGAAGTTGGAAGTGGTGGAGATTATGAGGATTTACAAACTGCTATTAATGAGGCTAGTAAATATATAAATTTCGGTAATTATACTATAACAATAAAATTAAAAAATTTATTAAGCTTATCTAATGTAATTCATATTATAAATGTAAATATTCCATTTGTAAATTTAGATTTTAATGGTTTTATCTTAAATTATGGCTTAAGTTTTTATAATTCGATATTCGGTAAAATAATTAAAGCAAATATTAATTCAACTGGAAATTGTATTAGTGCAATAAATAATTCTAAAATAATTTTAACTGACAATACTATACTAAATGGATATGATGGAATTATATCTTCGTCTAGTTCAAATATAACTTATTTAAATTCTAGCAACAATAATATAACAATAAATTGTCAAAGTGGTAGATTTGGAATTTATGCAAATTTAGGTGGAAAAATAGAAGTTCAAAATTCCAATATAGAATGTAATAATGGAACCACTCTTTGTGCACTTACTGGTGGTGTAATAAATGCAAATGAAAGTGATATAGCAGGTACTTCAAATCAATCAAATATTTCTTTTAACACTTTCACAAATAATGGTTATATTTTAAAATAAGGATTAAAAATGAAAATAGTATCAAAAAATGGAACAATTTATCAGAATTTAACAGTATCAATTATAAGAGACCATATTTATAATGTTAAGCAACTTTTAGCAATAGTTAGTGATGATAGAGAATTAAAATTTAATGATGATTTTACTTTCATAGATGATTTAACTCAAGATGAGCTTAACGCAGGATTAGAAGCGGTTAAAGAAGTTCTTATTAATTCAAATGAAACTGAACTTTTAAAAGAGTATTTTTCAATGTTTTGTCAAGCTTCAAGCGAAGATGCAAAGCTTAAATACGCTAAAGAATTTAAAAAAGATGAAATTGATAAAGCTAAAAATAACGCTATCGAAGGCGGAGTATCTTATAAAGATAAAATCTTTCAAAGTGCGGAAAAAGATAGAAACTTGCTTACAAGCACTGTTAGTCTTTTTGCAATTACAAAACAACTTCCTGAAGGCTTTGTTTGGATTTCAAAAGATAATGAAGCTGTGCCTTTTACTCTAGAAGAATTAATCGAGCTTGGCGGTATTATGGCAAATTCTGTTAATACAAACACAATTAAAGCTAGAACTATTAAAGATAAAGTCGAGCAAGCTCAAACATTAGAAGAAATTCAAAGTATTAAATGGGATGAGTGATGGATTTTAACACAACTATGATTACAAGCTTTGCCAAAGATGTAGAAGGACTTACACCCTTTGGCACTTTATTTGTGATTTTTTTATTAAGTTTAATTATAAATTATAAGCTTTTTAAAGGTCGCATGGAAGATTGTAGATCTGATAAAGAAAGAATTTTAGAAAAATTAGAGCATATCAAAGATAGATTAGATGATTTAAATTTTGAGCTAAGGGGTAAAAAATGAATGAGTTATTCAATGTTTTAAAAGATGGTGGAATAGTTGCTTTTTTATTCTTTTGCCTTTGCTCTGTTTCTTATTTTGCCTATATTTTATTTCAAAAAACAGATAAAACACAAGGTATTTTAGTAGAAATTAAAAATATTGAAAGAAAAAATAATGAAAACAATAACAATATATTAAAAGAAATTCAAATCAGCAATAAAATAGCTGAAGCACACTTAGACACATCAAAAGCGCAATTAGAAAGCTCAAATAAAATCATTGATTTGCATTCTAAAATTTTAGGAGATAAGCTAGATAAGCTTGATAAAAATATTGATGAATTGAAATTTGAAATCAAAAGATATGAAAACACAGAATTAGCAACATTAATAAAAAGAAAGGAAAATGAATGAAAATTGCATTTTATAAAGTCAAAGGAAATGATAAAGCTACTTTTCTTGATAAGTTAATAGCTTTTTTTACTTCATCTTGGAAAGAAAGATTAAATGGAGATTTTTTAAAATCCTATTCTCATTGTGAAATAATCTTAGATAATTTAATGATTAGCTCAAGCCCTAGAGATAAAGGCGTAAGAATAAAAGAATTTAAAGACACTGGCAGATGGGATTTTATAGAAATTAATAATACAAATGAAGTAAAAATAAAAGAATTTCTTTACTCTCAAATAGGGAAAAAATATGATTTTTTAGGAATTTTAGGATTTTTTACATTTACAAAAGATAGTGAAGACAAATGGTTTTGTTCTGAAATCATAGTTAGGGCTTTACAAATAGGGGGATTGGTTAAGCTAGGAGAGATGAATGCAGGAAGCTCAAGTCCTAATAGATTGTACAAAAAATTAAAGGAATTATAATGAAAATAGCAATTAATAGAAGATACACAGGCAAAACTTGTGTTATAGGTAAATTTAAGGTTTTAAATGATGATGATGATAATATTCTTTTTGAATGCTTTTCTTTAGAAGAAGATAAAGAAGGTTTAGAAAGTGGTAAAGATTTAAGAATACCTGAAGGAAATTATAATTTAAGAAGACACACACCTTCAAGATTTGAAAACACTTTAAGAGAAATAACAGGAAAAAATGATGATGAAATGATAAATGTTTATAACAATGAAGTTCCAGCAAGTCGTGCAATTTTAATACACTGGGGAAACACTGATAAAGATACTCAAGGTTGTATCTTGCTTGGGCTTACCAAGGATAATAATAATGAAAGTGTCGGTCAAAGCAGACAAGCTTGTAAAGAATTTTATGATTTGATGCATGGTAAAAATCTTGAAGATATTAAATTAGAAATAACAAATGAATTAGCATAGAAAGGAGAAAGAAATTTAAGTAGGTTACCAAATAATCCCCTAAAAAGGGGACAAGACTAATAAGCCTTGACAATAATTATACATAAGAGTATAATTATAACGATTATTTGGTGATATGTAATCATAAAAATCACCCACTTTCACGGGTAAAATTTAGCCATAGGGGGTCAGACCTACGGCTAACCCTTAGGGGTATTATACAAAAACCTTACTTAAACTTCTAAAACAAATATGATAAATCTTTTATTTGGAAATGCAAAACTTTATATAGCCTTAGCTTTAATGACAATCTTAGCAGGATATTTTTATCTAAGACTTGATAGCACAAAGGCAAAATTAGAAAAAAGTCAGAATGATTTAGCTTTGGCTTTAAAAATAAATGAAAATAATCAAGAAAAATTAAAAGAATTAAATCAAATTCATAATGCTGAATTAAATGCTTTAAATGAAGCAAATAAGGAAAAAAATCAAGTACAAGAAAGGGTTCAATATGTTAAAAAGTATATTTACACTAGTAATGAAAATAATATTACCAAGCTTTTTAATAATGTTATTAATAGGTTGTGGAACGACAACAACTCAAGTTATAACAAAAATAGAAATTCAAAAAGTTAGAATTCCGCAAGAGTTACTAACATTAAGCCCCCTTGAAAAGCCAATAGCAAAAAATGAACTTGATATTTTAAATGCTTATTCTATGCTTTTTTACAAATACAAACAGTGTGAAATTCAGATAAGCAAAATAAAGGAGCTAAATAATGAGTAATACAAATGTTGATTACAACAAAAGACTTGAAGCATTTAAAGAAATTTATCCGCAAATTTTAGAAATGAGTTTAGCAGAAAAATCTCCATTTGGAGAATTTAAAAAGCTTTTAGAACAATTTGGAAACGATAATGTTATAAGAAATGACCAGCAATTTCAAAGCTTAGCACAAGCGTTGGTAAGTGTTGGACAAACCATAGTAGCTCAAAGTCAAAATACAGCTTTATCCATGATTTTACAAGGCGATGAAAACGAGCTTAACGCTGAAAAAGCTTTACTTTTAAGAGCTCAAACAGAAACAGAAAAAGCAAAACCTGCATTAATAGCTAGACAAACTTCACAGATAGATGATAATTTAAGAATAGAAGCTGCAAAAGTTACACAGAGTGTTCAATTTGGATATTGTACCGGTGGTCTTGATATACCACAAGAAATTATGAAGCTTGTTAAAGAAAAGATAGAAAATATAGAAAAGTCTTCATAA